GTGAGACAGTATACGGTGCTATCTTAACTACGACTGACCTTGACACTGGTGGCTCACCTTCTATCGTCCTAGACGTTGGTTATGGTGGCGCAGCTGCTTCTATCATTGATGGCTCAACTATTGGTCAAGCTGGCGGCACAGCCTCTAGCCTTGCAATAGGTAACGCTACTCACGGTAGTACAGCAACTGCCCCAGTAACATTTTCTGCTGATGACACAATTGATGTGACAGTACAAGCAGGACCTGCTACGGGTGCTACCTCTGGTACATTAACTATGTACCTCATTGTAGGATAAAACCTATCGAGTCCTCTCTTTCGGGGGAGGACTCATTTTAAGGAGCGACTATGAAAGTAGTTTCTGAAGCTGATCTACGAGTAGCACTACTTAGTGGGGCAGTTGTTTTATTTGAAGCAGGAGTTGAGCGTGAAGTTTCTGATGAAATAGGTTCCGTTGCATTGCAAATGGGGGCTAAATTATCAGGCGCACCTGAACCAGTTGTGGAATCAACTGAAGAACCTGCTGAAACTTGGGTAGAAGAAGTAGCTGCAATGGACACTGACATTAAGATTGATCTTGATGACGAGCCTAAAACCTTTGAGGATTTAGATGCTGTAGTAGCTGCGATGGAAACGCTTGTTAATGAGAGTAACCCTGAAGATTTTAAAGCAGATAACTCTCCAAAAGCTGCCGCTGTTAATCGAGTTGCTGGTCGCACTGTAGCGACAGATGAAAGGGAAGCTGCATGGCAAGCCTATTTAGATAGGTGATAAATGACTGTTACAGTTCAAAGTGTTTTAGATAGAGTTCAACAGACGCTTCAAGATACAGCTGGTATTCGCTGGTCTTCTACTAATGAGTTAGTGCTTTGGGTTAATGATGCTCAGAGAGAAATAGCTCTTTATAAGCCTGATGCAACTGCTACTAATGCAACTGTTGCATTAGTTGAAGGCACAAAACAAACAATACCTGATGACGGCAATCGTTTGTTGCGTGTAGTACGCAATATGGCGATGATTGAAAAGACCTATACCGTAACTGTAGTTAATGACAGCGGTAATAAGTTCTATATTGACGGTTCTTTTCAAACACTAACGCTTGAAGAGGGTAGCACTTATACTTTTGATCAGTCCCACTCTAGTAACAGTGGGCATCCGCTACGGTTTTCTACAACGGCTAATGGCTCACATGGCGGTGGTTCTGAGTATACAACAGGCGTAACAACGTCAGGCACACCTGGATCTGGTACAGCTTTTACAAAAATTACTGTCGCAGTTGGCGCACCTACGCTATACACCTACTGTACAGCACATTCTGGTATGGGCTTTCAAGTCAATACAGGTACAAGAGTAGGCACAGGAAAACGGTCTACTCGTTTAGTTTCAAGAGATATTTTAGATTCATTAGAACCGTCTTGGCATGACCCTACTGTAAAAGGGGATGCTAAACATGGCTCTTTAATTAAGCATTATATGTATGAAGATCAAAATCCTCGTAACTATTATGTTTATCCTGGGGTTGCTAGTGGGGCTTCTTCTTTTTTAGAGATTATTTATTCGGCTAACCCAGCCACAGTAGCTGCAAATGGCAACTTAGGTGTACCAGATGTCTTTGCAAATGCTGTTATGCATTATGTTTTATATATGTGTTATATGAAAGATAGTGAGTATGTAGGTAGCCAGCAAAAAGCAAATTCTTATTACAATTTGTTCTTAGCTTTAGTTACTGGAAAATCTCAAATTGATTTAACGACTAGCCCGAACACTGATGCTAATCAGCAAATGCAAATGGGGGGAGTAGGTTAAATGGCTACGTATGAGTCTTTATTACCTGAAATAATCCCGATGGTTCAAAACTGTCCTGATTCATTAATTGAAGCAAATATTCGCTCAACTGTTATTGAGTTATGTGAGCAAACAGGAGTATATCAAGCTGAATTAGACCCAATTACAACGGTGTCTGGTATTTATGAGTATGATCTTGAGCCACCTACCGACACCGCAGTTCATAAAATTATGTGGGTGCTATTTAACGGAGATGCCTTAGAGCCTATTTCAACTACGCTACTAGAGGAACGCAAACCGAAATGGCGTGAGCCTTCTTACTATGGTACGCCCGAATACTTTGTTAAGCAGTCTCGCTCATTATTTTACCTTGTACCTGTACCTAATGAAACAACTGCGAACAGCACAAGGTTACGAGTTCAACTAAAACCATTACATACCTCTACTAGCTGTAATGATGACATTATGGATGACCATAGAGAAGCGATTGTTAATGGTACTTTGTTTCGATTATTGCGTATGCCGAATCGAGAGTGGAGTGATTTACGAGGAGCCGATGTTTATCGGCAGATATATAACGTTGGTTTGACTAATGCGGAGCGTAGAGCAACGCAATCAGATACTGGCGTAGCTAGGAAAGTGCGATACGGTGGGCCATTCCTACCGTTAAACAGGAGGAGAAACAGGTATGGACGAGAGATCCGATGAGCCGCAGTTATCTGATATTCGGGATTACTGGCCTTGGGTTAAGGATGGGATACAGGAGATATTAGAGGATCAGGAACAATTAACTTTTATACCAGAAGATGTATACGCGGCTTGTGTTAACGGTGAGGCGCAGTTGTGGGTAGCTTCAGAAGGGTTTGTTGTAACCACTGGTTTAAAAGATGAGTATGCAAGAACGTCAACGCTATTGATTTGGATAGCATGGGCAGAAGAAAGGGGAAAAGATTGTGTATTAAAGCATATGCCCTTTTTTTCTGAGCAAGCAAGTAAGGCAGGGTACATAGAACTAGAAGTTCGTACACCAAAGCCGTTTACGCAGCGTTGGTTAGACGCAGGATGGAAACTAAACCATTCTGTTTATACAAGGAGAGTTTGATGAGTAGTAAACCTAAAAGACAAGATTACAAGGCTTCTGAAGCAGAAAAGGCTAGTGCTGCTGTAGCAAAAGCAGAGTATGAGTTTTTTAAAGCTAACTATGAGCCGCTTCTTATTAAGATGCGTGACAAAGTTAAAGATGAAAACTATCGTGACTCTATTAGAGGACGTGCTTCTGCAGATGTTGCTCAAGCTCTTACAGGTAATTTGTCTTTACAGCAAGTAACAAATGTAGCTTCTGCAGGGGATACAGCTGCAGCTTATAGTGGGCAATTACAAAAAGCAGATGACCTAGCAAAGTCGGTTAAAAATAAAATGGCAACTGGTGTGCTTGGCACTGCTAGGGGTCAGGCTGCTGAAGCACAGTCTGGTTTAGCTCAAGTTTCTCGTATGGAAACAGCAACAGCATTACAAAGGGCAAAAGAAAATCAGGCTCTTGCACAAGCTAAATTTACTGCAGGAGTTCAGATTGGAGGCGCACTAGGTATGCAAGGTTTATCGAATATGCAGCAGGGACGTAGCTTTTTTGGCGGCACTGAACTTGGTCAACCTTTACCCCCAGGGGTACAAGGACCGCCAGCCCCTGATAGAAAGCTTGGTTTTAGGGATCGGCTACAAGCTGGTTCATTTGGTAATTTAATCGGAGGTTAGTTATGTTTGGTCCTTTAATGCAAGGGCGAGGTCGATTTAATCAAGAAACAGGTGAATTTGAACCTGATGGTGCTGGAGGTGATTATGTTAATAATCTTCCTGCAGTAAGTGACCCAGAGCAAACTTACGCTAACATAACCCGTCAAGAATACATGGACTATGTTACAAATTACCGTGAGTTTGAAAAGGAGTTAATAGAGCAAGCTCAAACGGATACTAGCTTAATTGATTTTGCAAGAGAAGATGCTTTAGCGTCAGAAGAGAGAACCCGTCAGATTGCTGAAAGAAATCGGTCAAGATATGGGGTTGCTTTAACGCCAGCACAAATGCAAGAACAACAACGTAGTTTAAGTAGAGGGACTACGCTTGGTGGTGTTCAATCTATCGCAGATGCTCGTATTGCCCAAAGAGATGCAAATCAAAGATTGCTTGCTGATTTAATTAATATAGGACAAGGTGTAAATAGGACTAGCCTACAACAGTTAGGCAGTGCAGCTTCTGATGCAAATGCTAGAAAAAGGGCCTATCAGTCTGCAAGGGCGCAAGCTAAACAACAAACTATTGGCGCAGTTGGTTCATTAGGCGCAATGGCTATTATGGCCTTGGCAATTTAGAGGTAATTACTATGGCACAAAATCCAGCATCTGCATTTACTCAACTCGCTGGCATGTTCATGCAGCAAGGCGCGAATAGGCGTTCTGCTGAATTACAAGAGCAACAAATACAATTAGGTCGGGATAGACTTGATGAACAAAGAAGGCAATTTGATGGGTTACAAGCTTTTCGTGATTCTAGGACTAATGCTCAGATTACTTTAACGAAGGAACAAGACAGGTTAACAAACAAAGCAAACAGAGAAGAAATGGCACAACAAGTTTTTAATATCGCTAAAAACTTTGAATTTGACGGTAAAAAATACATAACTTTTGGAGAAAATGGAAAAACCATTAATTACAACAATAATGTTCTTTCTGCTGCGCTTGAATCAGGGGATACGACTGCAAAATCCTTAGTTGAAGGAATGTTAAATTATCAACCAAAAAATGCAGCACAGCGAGAAGGTGGGTTTACTTTTGATAAAGTTTTCCCTGTCCAAACAGGACCAGATGGAAAAATGTTGTTTGGGGCTGGTGGTACTTATGGGGATGGGGCAGATGGTGTTCTTACTGAAAATGCTACCGCAGCTGAAACAGATCCAGGCGTATTACTAACTGCTGATAAAATTGCTTCCCAATTTGGTACTCATATTAGAAATGAGATTATGAGTGGCACAGAATTTGGTCGAAACGTTGATCGAGAAATTGCTGTTACTTTAAGTAATTTAGATGCAAGAACAGTTGCACTTCAAGCACAAAAAGATCAGCTTGCAGGTGAAGTTATGACTGCAGTTGATGGTGTTGCACAAGCAAATGATGACGCTAGTTTTTCTCGTAAGTTTAAAATGGCTTATGATGCTGCAGAAACTGAAGAAGAACGAAATGGCATTATTATGGACATGGCTGAAACGCTGGGCGTTGAAGTTGATCCCGTTCTTCAAACTGAAGCAGTTGGTGTTGATCCAGAAGAAATTGCTGGGGAACGTGGTACTTCTTCCCGTTTCCCCACTTCAGGACAGGTTGTAGGCGCAACAACTTCCTTATTTAGTACAGACCTAAGTGGTGATACTAAATTCAACAAAGGGATTAGAAGAGATAGAGCTAAAGTTAAAAGTATTGATAAAGACCTTGAAAAATTAGATAAAGAGCTATCAGGCTCTCTTACTAATAAAGCCAGAGAAAAGAAAGAACAAGAAAGAAGTGATCTTTTTGCCCAAAGAAATACTTTAGTTAATACTGCTAACTCAAATATTTATGCTAAAACGAAAGAAGAAATTGAAACAATCAAGAAAGACATTGAGATAGCTCCTGCAAATCAAAAAGCTTCTTTGGAAGCGAGTTTAGCCGATAAAGAAAAAGAACTTTCTGGTCTTATCGACGCTGGAGTTGCTACACCTGAAATGGAAAAAGCAGCTTATAAATCGTTAGAGAAAAAAGTATTTTCAGAAGAAAATCTTGCAAAACTTAACGCAGCCGATCCAGATGCACTTCCTGAAGTTTTACGTGAAATGGATGCAAAAATAGAAGCAGGTGAATTTAATATTACAGGGGAAGAAGCAAATCAAGCTCAGAAAGTATTGGAAGAGCATGGAGTTGAAGCTACTTTAGCTAGTTTGAGATCAGCACCTCTTAAAGATCAGTTAGTTACCCGTGCGATTGTGTTAGCAGGAACAGAAAATCCAGCTGAGCGTACTGCAATTCGTAAAGCAATAGATAATGTATTAGCAACGGGTGATGCAACTTTATCTACACCTCAAGCAGTTACTGCTGCAACAAATATAGAAACAACTAGGATTAATCAACAACAAGCAGATACTGCTGCTCGAAATGCAGATACAAATGCACAAGAAGCTAAAACTAAGTATTTAGAGACCGTAACAGATCAGTTAAACGAGCTTTCTAAAGATGACCGAGAAGAATTTACTTCTACGCTTGATGCCTTTAATTCAACTGATCCAGATAATTTAGGTTTATCACAAAGAATTAATAATATTATTTCGCTATCTCCAACTGATGATAATTTCCAACGACAGGCTAGTTCTATTATAAGAGAGTTAGATCAACAGGTAGAAAGGTTTGTTGTTAGAGGTAGTGGTGGTCAAATTACTGGAACAAGAAACCAAAAGGCTTTTGATTTTGTTACAAAAGAATCTGATAGGGCTGCAATGGGAGTGCTGCAGTCATTAGCAAAAGAAAATGAAGGTTTATTTGACGCAGTAACACAGGAAGATTTTTTAGCTACTTTTAATGCTTCTACACTTGGTAAAGGAGCAGGTTTTGATAGGTTAAGAGCTAATTCAACTGATCCCAATAAGGTTACTGAATTTTATGTTGTTGATGGCAATGGTGAGAAAATTGGTGGTGCTATAGATGTCAGGGACGATCTCAAAACGCTTCCAATGCTTAAAAATTACTTGCTAACTAGAGTAGCAATTAATAATGCAAGGACAACAGGATCAAATGAGTGAATTTGATGACCTGATTCGTAAGGAGGCTCTTAGAACTGTTCGTCCTGAAGAACAACAGTTTGCTCCTACTCCTGTTACTGGGGTAGTAGATTCATTTACAGCAGGGGTCAGGTCTACAGCTAAACAGCTTGGTGCTGATGTTGAGTATTTTAAAGCTATTACAAATACTTTATTAGGTGATTCAGAATCAGCAGCAAGAAACATTGAACAAGCTAGAGTAGAAGAAG